CAGATTTATATTTCCTGAATAAAAATATATATATATATAATTCTTTTACTTATTATATATACACACATGGCTGACCAAATATTAGAAGATATTTTCAATGGTGGACTATGTTCTGACTGTGGGCCAAAAAATATTCTACAAGCAGCAGTTGGACAATGTTGTCCAAGACCGGAAGGTTCGAAAATCCCAGAACAAATGTGGAACCCAAACGCAGTACAATTTGGTTATGGTTGGGATTCTAGTGAAGTGGAATTGAAAAATGCAATGTTGAGAAATCCACCAAATGTTCTTGTAGAAAACTCTTCAACAAACTATAAATATACTTATTTAACATCAACCAAAGAGGGGGCGGGGGCGTGTAGCTCGCTCTTATATATATATATATATTCAAATCAAACGGTGGTCACATTTGACGTTGGTATTGGTGCTGGCGGTGGTTCTGGTGGAAATCTTTGGAATGTTCTTGATGGGTCATCATGTTCTGCGGGTGGCGGCGGTGGTGGAGGATATACCGAAGGCTCCATGACTATCGGTCCTGGTGCAATGGGAATTTGGAATATGAATTTGCGTCAAGGAAGTGGGGGAGGAGTAATACCAGCATGTGAGAAAAAATTTCTGCGTTTTGAAATAGAATTTAATGCTGTATGGAATCCTTATCCAAATGATTTGAATCATTTTTGGATGATTTCCCAAACTCATTCTGATGGTACTGTTTCAAAAAATAAATATAATATACCAACAACAGTTGAAATAGCAAAATTATTTAATTCCGCTTTTAGCAATGAATGGTCGCAATGGCCAGGTAATCTAAATCTGGATAATTCAGGTAATATAAGAAATTATTTATGGCCAGTAATTAACACTGGGGTAGTATCAAAAATTGGATTTTCGGCAAGTTGGAAAGATAAATTCGATACAAATTCACCAATTACATTAACACCTTGGTCTTCTCCTATCGATATAAGCGGCACCGTGGACCCGTCATCCGTTTATTTTAATCGCACATTTACTCAAGCGGGTCCACCCATTATTATTCAACCAATAAGCACTCGTATATTCCAAAATAGTCCAGTGAGTGGACACGACGATTTTTATTATAATCTAGTTAACAACATGCCGCAACCAAACGAGCTAGGTTTAACGAATAAATATCCTAATTTCTCCACACCACGCAGAAATGTCGGTGAAAGTACTTGGTTATACGTTCAAGGTCTTGACCCTTTACCACATGGTAACTCAGTCCCTGATAATGATAATCATACTAGTTATTTATCATACCCTGGATTAATTATAAAAAATTATGGATCAGTTGAATCACAGGGATTTGTTTTAAGCAATGGGTCTTTTGGAAAAACCATAAAGAGAAGTGTTCCAATGGATAATGGTGTGACCAAACTATTTCAAATTATTACAAATCCACCATTTTTCTGGACTTCAAATGAAATTGCGAATGTTTTGAACATGTCGGGTGGCGGCAACTATGCGTTTTTACAACCATTTTATGGAGTGGCGTACGCCGGTAAGGCAGGAGTTGATAATGGAAAACCAAGGGATACTTCTGCCCCAACACCACCACAAGACGCATCGGCTAATGGTACAGCGGGAGGTAACGCTCCACACGACACCGCATATCCACAACACCAAGGATTGGGAGGAGCATCTCAAGATACATCTAGTGGCGGTGGAGGAGGCATGTGGCTTTCCGGTGGAGGAGGTATTTCTTCTAATGGCGGGGATGGAACTTATTATGACCCAATCAATAATCCTAATGGTGGTGGTGGCGCGGGTGCGCTAGGAAGAAAATCAATACTAGCGTCAAACGGGTTTTTAGCAAGATATGGTGCGGGCGGTGGTGGAGGCGGTCCGTCATTTATTGGCGCTATAGGCGGCAGAGGTTCTATTTATCCATTGGGTTCAAAAATATTGGGAGGTGGACCAGGTGCTAATAATGATTCTACACAGGGGATAAACATAACACAGCTAGCCGCAGATCTTTCTTCGAATCTCTTTGCTACAGTAAATAATAATGGATATTATTTTACAAGAGGAGAGAATGCGTTAGACGCAACTTTTTTTGGTTGCGGCGGAGGAGGACCATATATAGAGGACGCGAATATTAGTAAAAGCTCACAAGCAGGTGGTGCAGGTGGTAACGGGTTTATAATTTTACGATTTGAGAAGTCTTTACAATTTGGAATAAAATGCTGTCCTTATATTTATCAATCACCTGGTGTAATTACGTGTTATAAAAAAACAAAATATAACACACCTTATACAGTGTCGGGACCTGATGGGCCCGCTAAATATAGAAATTTATCAAGCAATCAAAAAAATATTATGTTAAAAAATGCGGATGGTTCTAATTGGGGAACACAGAGACCCTTAACACGCATACAACGTGGTAGGTGGAATTTTTCTTTGGGAAATACAAAATTAAATCCAGTAATAGGAATTATTGGTGATGGTAATGGAAATCCCATAGGATATAAAAATGCTCGAACATTGTATAAAAACACACGTTCGGATCTCACAAAAAAACAACAGTATTCGTATTTCGCCAGAGTTGGGCAATATTTTAATAGATAATTAAAATATTAATTTAATATTCAATAACTTCTAAATCAGATAACTTCCAATATTCATTTCCACCATTGGGAAGCGGTCTTCTAATAATAAATGGGATTTTACCCTGTTTAAGTTCTTCTTCAGCGATAAATCGCGCATCAATTGTATTAGGTGGGACTTCTACAAAAGGATCAGCATCATTATTAAGTTGTTTAATTCTAATACCCAATACGCGAGCTCGTTCATATTTTGTTAAGAATGGTACGGTTTTATGAAGAGCATCAATAATAAGTCCTTTCTTGTTTCTAGCAATCTTGGACAATGCGTTAATTTCTTTGTAGTTACTTTGAAGTAATTCTGGATGATAAGTCAATAATTTATCAGTATTAATATCATTTTCTAATTTTTGAAATGAATTTTCGTCATAGTCTTCATCATCGCTCTCGTTTTCATCATCATCGCCTTCTAAAATAGCAGAAATTTTAGCCGTACTGACTTTGTCGTCATCTTCGTCTGACTCCTCTACTGGTTCGTCGTCCGACTCATCCTCCAATTCTTTTTCTTCTTCAATGTTTTTATTTTTTTCATCAATTGCGATAATATCATTATCATCGATGATATCTGGAACTTCGTCATCATCCAAATCATCGTCTGATACGTCAATGTCTTCTTCTGGTTCACTTAAAGATATTTTATCAGTAATAGTTTTTTCTAAATCATCTGTAGTCATTTCTGTGATAGCTGGAGTACTCATTATTGTTATATAAAATATAACAATAATATTTAATATTATTTCAATTTAATTACTCTCGTTTTTCCAAACAGTATTGCAGTTGGCGCAAATATAAACATATTTAAGATTGGCGTCATCGTATCTAAGGTAAATCACATCATTTTCCACTGTTTTAGATTCACCATCTGTGGTTTTAGTAATACATGAAGCATTGGGACAAGGAATGTTTTTTACCCTAGGTAGTGTAGGGTCAAGCTTAGTATATTCATTTACCATATGATGATATGAGGCAGAACTAGTTTTAAGATGTGTCTTAGATACACATATATTTTTAGGGTCAATGGATAAAGAATCGTCTTCATGTCCGCATTTGCGACAATAATAAATAAGCTTATCTAGATTATCGCCACCAAGACGAGTGTAATACATGTTTTGACATTCGGTACAAAAGTGCATAGTGATATGATATTATATTATATTATCTTTATTATTATTTATTTCAATTTTCGGAATAATTCTTTATTAAAGATTCAAAGCCTTCCATAGCACTTGTATAATTTAAGGTTGTCTGCATACCATATGCTTTAACCTTAATCACCGTTTCATTAATGTCGGATTCATGTAGTTTTTTGATATTTTTTGCGATATCATCTTTATTTTTAATAATATGATTTTTAATAAATGTTTTAAATAATATAAAATTATTTTTTAACCTCGATTCGATATTGTTGATAGCAATTTCATAATTTTTAAATTCAATCGTTTTATTGTATGGAATAAAATCAGGCGAAGACTCGTGGAACCCGGGTTCACATAAAAGGGGTTTATTATGAAATAATGTAACCAATGTTAAAAGTATGGTTTTGATGCTTTGACATGAAGTCCATTGTTCTCCTTTCCATGTATTGAGAATACTCAAACATACTTTTCCATTTCTATATAGATTGGGGTGAAATCTAGTTTTCCCATCATTCGTCATATATTTTAAACGAGGAGGTTTAAATGGATACTCAGCTGGGAAATCAAAGGTAAATAGATAAGCGCCGTGTTTATAAATAGTATCACTTGGTCCCATAATACACGCATACCCTTTCATAATGTTCTGTTCATCATGAATATAATATATACCATGATCTGTTAATGGGTTTTTAAGAATATCTTTTACATCTTTCAAAAGGCGTTTTTGAGCATTAGCTGTAATAAAATTAGAGGTCATTTTATTTATAATATGTTTAGCAATGTTTAAATAACATTTGGATTATAATATTATCCTTACCATATGCGGTGTGGATTTGGGAAAGTTTTTGAATTATCATAAAATAAAATTGATATAAAACAATCTTGTATTATATACACTAACAAGCATGACAACAAAAACAGATTATGCAACAATTTTACGGTCTTTTAAAACAGACGAAAAAGAACATACGCATACCAAAATAGGTGATAAAACCCTACAAATATATGGCGGCAAATTCAATATAACAGACATGGATAAATTTTACGATGGTTATTACAACCATATCTTTGTAAAGGGTAATAAAGAATATTTAACAGAGCGCCAACTTGATAATGATAAAGGACAAATATTAATTGATTTTGATTTTAGATATGATATTAGTATTGAGGAAAGACAACACGATGGTACCCTGTTGGAAGATTTGGCGGAAGTCTACATGGAAGAAATCGATAAACTGGTGAAACTTGATGTCGGGGAAACTTTTCCAGTATTTATTTTTGAAAAACCCAATGTAAATCGACAGCCCGCAGTAACAAAAGATGGTATTCATATGATTATAGGTATCCAAATGCCTCACAATATTCAAATGTTATTGCGTGAAAATATTTTGAAAAGGATTGAAAATGTATTAGGAGATTTGCCCCTGATAAACAGTTACGAAGAAGTGTTGGATCGCGGTATATCGAAAGGAACTACTAACTGGCAAGTATTTGGTTCCAGAAAACCTGGAAATGAATCCTATGCTTTGGTAAAATATTGGGATGTATCTTTTGACGAAGATAGAGAATTAGAAATCGAAGAAAATAATTTGGAAAAACCAGAGAAAAATTTGTATAGAAAGCTTTTGCCTATTATGAGTGCTAGAAACAATGAAGCAATCTCAGTTGATTTCAAAAAAGCAGCACATGAAGCATTGTCGAATACATCCAGTTATAAAAAATCAAAAGTGAAATCTAAGAAAATAAAAATCATTGACGGCAAAACCCTTCACTCATTTGAAGAGATTTCAACAGAAGAAGAATTAAATGAAATTATTGATAAATTAATGGTTGATTCTGAAGAAAATGATAAATTTGAAATCAAAGAAGCTCATGAATATGCTATGTGTTTGGATAGTACATTCTACGAGCCTTACGATAAATGGATGGACGTTGGCTGGACTTTATTTTGTGTGAATTATAGCTTGTTTCCAACATGGATAGCTTTTTCCAAAAAATCTAGTAAATTTAGTTTTGATAGTGTTCCGGAAATGTTTGAAATGTGGAATAAAATGGAGAGAAAAGGAAAGACGCTGGGTTCGCTAATGTATTGGGCGCGTGAATGCGACCCCACGAAATATAAAGAAGTGAAAGAAAATACTCTTAATTATTATATTCATCGCACATTAGACGGGGAAACAGAATATGATATTGCTCGGGTTTTATATAAAATGTATAGCGATAGATATAAATGTATCAGTACAAAAAATAAAATATGGTTTGAATACCGTAACGGAAAATGGCACGAGGTGGAAGAAGGTATTAGTTTAAGTGCTAAATTATCAACGACTTTAAATCAAAAATATGTTGATAGAGAACATGAGTTAATCAATAAAGTGTGTACTCTTCAAGATGAAGAGGAAAGAGTTAAGACGCAACAACTCGTCGCTAAAATGGCGAATATTTCAAATAAACTAAGAAAAACAGCATGGAAACGAAATATTATGACGGAGGCTTCCGCTCAGTTTTACGACAAATCGTTTATGAACAAACTTGATAATAACCCCAATCTATTATGTTGTAAAAATGGTATTATCGATTTTGATAAAGGTGGGATTTTCAGAAAAGGTAAGCCAGACGACTACGTTTCTTTGTGTACAAACATCAATTACGTAAAATTTAACCCCATCAACCCAGACCACGTTGAAATTAAAAACGAAATAGAAACATTCTTCAAACAATTATTTCCAAATCCACAACTAAATCGCTATATGTGGGAGCATTTGGCTTCTGTTCTTATCGGTAGAAATGTAAATCAAACATTTAATATGTATACTGGTTGCGGGAGAAATGGTAAATCCAAAATGGTTGAATTCATGTCTTCTTTATTAGGAGATTATAAGGGTACTGTACCAATCTCATTGGTCACGCAAAAACGTGGTCAAATTGGTGGTGTTTCTCCTGAAATTGCTAATTTAAAAGGTCTCCGATATGCCGTGATGCAGGAACCTTCAAAGGGAATGCAGTTGAATGAGGGTGTAATGAAAGAATTAACAGGTGGTGACCCGATTCAAGGTAGAAAATTATTTCGTGATGTTGTTACTTATATCCCACAATTTACCCTTGTTGTTTGTACAAATCATTTATTTGATATCAAAACGGACGACGATGGTACTTGGAGAAGAATCAGAGTGTGTGATTTTGAATCAAAGTTTGTATCAAAACCCTCCAGTAAAGAAGAGGACTTGGAATTTCTTGTAGATAGAAAGATTGATGAAAATTTTGATAGATGGCGCGAAATCGCTTTGAGTATGCTGGTTGAAATTGCTATTAAAACAGGAGGTAAAGTCGCTGATTGTGAAGCAGTTTTCGCATCCTCGAATAAATATAAGGCAACGCAAGATCATTTCACAGCGTTCTTCGGTGATAAGATTATTAAATGTTGTGGAGACACGTGTTCTTGTAATACTGGAAACAAAAAAGATAAATGTCGTATGAAAATGCGCGATGTATTGGAAGTATTCAAAACCTGGTATGTGGAATTATATGGATCTAAACCACCTTGTGGAAAAGACTTGTATGATTTTTTGGAAAAGAAAATCGGAAAACCGACCCGAGGAAGAGGGTATGTCGGTTATAAACTTGTGTTGGATCTGGATTCAGATGACGAAGATTTTGAGGCAAATAGTATATAAATAATTTAATCAATTAATATAAATTATTTATTTAACGACGACGATTTCTAGTTCTGCGGCGATTTCTAGTTCTGCGGCGATTTCTAGTTCTGGAATATTTTTTTTTACCACCCCTTTTTCTTTTGCGAGTTCTAGAGCGTTTTCTCTTTCTTTTTCTCGTATGAGTTCTCGAGCGTTTTCTTTTTCTTGCGCGAGTTCGTTTTCTACGACCTCCAAGCATAATTTGCGTTTTCAATTCGGGATGGTCTACCGACTTCTTTTTATTGAATCCCCAAATACCTCCCGTTTTTTTAGCATTGTGTGCTATTTCGGGAACAGCAGCAACCGCATCATAAGCAGCCACAGCGGCGTCTTTTAATGTCGATTCTGTTGTCTCCCATTTTTCTTTTTGCTTGCCCATTTCAACTTGATGGGAGGTGTGTTGTCCAACATCGACAACGGGTTTGCCCGTTTCTCTATGTTTATGCAATGCCGCGCTTGTTGAATGTAATTCTTTTACTAATCTTCCATTAGCAGGCGAATGGTTTGGTGTTGCTACTTGAGTCATTGTTGCAGCCGCTTTTTTTTGCTCGCCTTGCAAAGCCATTTCCATAGAAGCATTTCTTTTAACTGATCCAGCCATTTATATATATAATCACACATATTATTTTTGAATGAGCATTCTATAAAATGGCTGTATCAATAATGGAATAATTAGCAAACAAGAAATTGTAACCATTATTTCTTTTTTGACTTTACTTGAGTATTTTTTTTTATAAATTCCCCAAGAACAATAAAACAGAATAACTATGGCTAAAAACCAATAAATATATTTTAAATAATACAACGCACCAGCTCCCCATTCTAAATCTTTTTCATAGTATTTACTTAATCTTTTCGCAACATTGGCTTTTGAATCTAATCTCTTAACTTCTTGTTTGGTGGTTTTTAATTTTTCGTCGTAATCATCAAGTAATGTAGTCATTCTTCTTCTATAAATTTGTTGTGAATCATAATAATTGATATTTCTCTCTATATTTTGATAATATGTATTTAAATTACCTTGTAATCTGGATACATTTTGTTCGGCATTTTCGCTCTCTTTTTGGGTAATAAAATTATTATACCCCGACCAACCTTTATCTTCTAAATAATATGCTTTTTCAGCTGTTCTTAATTGTTGCGGTGCCGTTCTAATATTTTGTTTTGCGGCTGAATATTTTATATATAGTTTTTGTAATTCTTTATTACGCATGCATTTAGCATCACATGCTAAAGATTTTTGTTTATTGATATTATTAACAAACAAATCCATTTTGTCAGATAATTGTGCATTTAATTTAACAGCTGGTATTCCAGACATGATATACAATAGTTAGATATTTATTGAATATTTAACTACTAAAAATAATTTATTTTTTCCAATACTCTGGGACAAAGCCTTTATCGGATTTAACGGCACAAGCGTTATAATCCGACGAATCGTCTGTTTTAGTCTCTGGTTGAGGTTTGTCGGCCTTGGCGTCTTTATTAAATCCCCAGTTATATTTATTCCAATTCATTGAGCTTCTCCACCAATTATCATAAATACTTGAAGCAGTTAATAAAACAGCAACAGTTATTGATAATATAATACCAGCTTTCCCTGTTGCACTCCATCCCTTTTTAAGTATAAAAACTGAAGCCAATACTCCTAAAGCACAAAAGGCAATATTTTTAAAAATGTTTTTGTGAGAATTATAGCGATTTAATTCATAATTGGTAATTTGTACCATTCTTAATTTGTTGTCTTTAGCTTGTTTCAAAGCGCCAACGCTAAATTTAATATCATTTAATTGTTTTTCAGTGACTGCTAATAATGATAATTGATCTGCTAGATTATATCTGTCGTTCGATAAAGTACATTGTTCTTGCGTCAACATTAATTGCAATTCTTTAAACAATTTCTCTCTTAAACTTGCTGTTTCATTGATTTGTTGGACGATTTCGGCTTGAGTTGCCTTTCCAACCTTTGAGGTTTTTAAAGCTTTTAATTTATTAAACTGTTTTTGTTCAAAGCCTTGTAATTCTTTAATATTCGCAACTAAATTCAAATATCTACCGCTTAAAATATCTGTGCACTGAGTTCTAAAATCAAATGATTTTTTAGCCGATGCCCCGGTTCCAGTGCTGGAACCGGGGGTTGGAGCAGGGATTTTTTTGTCTTGTTGCGAACATGCGTTTGCTTTTTGACTAGCACTACTGTTTTCATCTATTAAATAACATGTCTGAATGTCTGATACTGTTTTAGTACATGTATTCCCAGTTTGTGTGTAATCTTTAGGACAAATATATTTGTTTGAGGCCATATAATATTAAAGCATAAAAAAATTATTTTTTAAGTTGCCTTATAGCACCAATTAATACACAAATTGCTAAACCCAGCCAAAACAAATATTTCATTTTTGCGCTTGATTTTTTTAACATGGCGTCTTCTTCTCTACCTGTTAAGGTAGTTTCTCCCTTCTTAACTTGCTTTAACAAGGCATATTCTTTTTGATAATTCGCCAATTCATCCATCAATTCCTGTGAACTTGAATTTTTTTCATTCATCAATCCGCCCCGAGATTTTAGTATTGAATTTATCCTAGATTGGAGATTTTGTGCTTTCGTGTTTACAACTCTTTCCTGTTGTTGATAACCAGTGTATTCATTCGGCAATCCTGTTGCTGGACCAAGCATTTTAATGTTTCCCGTTTTAGACGTGCCGCATTTATCAACCAATTGATTGCCTGTTACAACGTTTTCATTGTTTGGGTTAGTATTGCTAAATGTGTTTTTACAGTATCCATAATTAGGATATCCAGTAGCTTCACATTTGCTAGCACTTGAACTAGTGCGATTGCAGTATTTATTAAAATCATATCCGTAAGGATAGTTCCGTTTATTGATTTTATTCCAAGCCAAGGCTTTGGGTCCAGCGCCACATTTGGCGCTTTCTTTTTTCGGACTGCAATAATCCCACCTTTTTCCACGATCATTTGTGTAGCACCAAATGCCCCCAGAAGTATTATCTGGATTACGACAATAATTGTGATTCCCCAAGCCTTTACCCGGTTTTTTTGCCGGCGTATTGCCGTGTCTATGAGGATATTGTGAAGTCCAGTTCTGACATGTTTTCCCGCTTCTTGTTTTATCTTGACATCCTCTATATCCAACGCCTCTATATCCTTTCAATGTTTCTCCACCGGATGCTGCACAGGATGCGAATCCTTCCGTTACGTCTCCTGCAAATCCTTCCGTCACTTCTCCTCCTCCAGTGAACCCTTCCTTATTTACCCATCTAAGATTGCATCTAGCACCGCTTCCATAAGGATATCTAGAAGAGGAATTGCACCTATTTGAAGCCAATCCGTTGCATCTGGATTTCCAAACACCATAATCGTATACACCAGGTCTATAGGAAATTCCTGATAGATTTCGTTTCATTTGAGACATACTACCACCCCTTCCGAAGAAAGCCATGCCCCCATATCTTCCATATCTATATGCATATAATCCTTTAATACTGTAATTTCCCCCAAATGAATACCCTCTGCCTCCCAGTCTCAAACCACGAGATGCTGCAAATTGCCTAGCTGACGCTTCTGTATAAAAGCCTTTTCCCATTGCTTGAATTCTGGAAACAGGCACGCATTTTAATTTACGACATGGTTTTTGTTTACAAGTTTTTCGTTCAATTAAAGAAGGACACGCTGTTCCACCATTTTCTGGATTTTCAATTATTGAACGTCGTCTATATTGACTTCCGTATCCACAAGAAGCACTACATCTAGACCAACTGCTGAAATTCGAAACTTTACAATTCGTAATTTTCTTAAAATTATAGGTTTGTCCATTGGGTTGACATACTTGGTTACAATTAAAATTAACATGACCACAATCAACAGTTGCCTTGACTGAACCGTTTTTACAAATACACATACCCGATACATTTGAGGGTATATTGGTATTGCATTTTTTTTCTCCACTTGTTAGGGAAGCATTGCCGTTCCATGAACCATTGCCTCTGCAATCTTTGGTTGAAACAAACTTGTTGCAGAATTGTGGTCCTGAATTTTCTAAAGCCTTGCATGTATTGATTTTTTTACCCAGTTCAATACCGTCAGCCTCAGGAGTAGTTTTTTCTAAATATACGTTTGATAATTGACATCCTGCTATACAAGCCTTTTTCTTTAATACATTGGTTTCACCTTCACATATTTTTTTACAATCTTTTTCCGATTCTCGTGCCGTAGTATAATAATTTATAGTATTTTGGAATAAAGATGCTAAAGAAGATGCTTTCTTTTGAGCGTTTGTTTCTGCTGTGTTTTTCTCTTTGAATTCATCTTCGTCTTGTGGGGGCAAAGGCATATCATCGAAACCTTCGATTAATTTCATATTTTGTTTCAAATTTTTTATCATTTTCCTTCTTTTTGACTGTAATCTTTTACCAGCATTTAAATCTTCGTTAATATTTGTTACTTTATTATTATCTTCTAATTTATCATTTTTATTACTAAACATGTCAATTAAAAAATCAGCCATTTTATCTATATATTATAGATAAAAAAGAAAAATCTATTTTAATGCTTGGTGTACAGCAACTACTCCAATTGTTGAAGCAGCAACTACCCAAACCATATAATGCATAAATACAGCATTATTTTGTAATTTATTATCTTGAAGGTTACCATATAAGGTGTTTTGTGAATTTGATAATTTTATAAATTCCTGTCTTTGTTTATTTAAAATAGCCAAATTTTTATTTAATTTACCGTTTTTTTCACTCATATGTTTTTGTAATTTAACGTCTGTTGTACGCAATTGTTGGGATCTTTCTCTTAAAGTTTTTGCTAGTTCCATTAATTGCGCGTTTAACAACTCTAAATTATCACTGGTATTTTTTCTACTTTGTTCTTGGCACCAATAAGTACTTTTACAGTTTTTTTTAGCCCATGCGCCACCACAATACCTATCAAAGTTATATCCATTGCTTCCATAATAAGTACTCTTGCTCCTTCTATACCTTTCATTATAAGCCTTTGCTTTGCTGTTTGGAATACATTTGTTGCCACGAAGTGCATTTTCTGAAAATTCTTTATACGCAGCTGTGTATTCAGCTAGTTTTTTGGAAAACTCATCTTCCATTTTTTTTGTTTCCGCAAATTCAGATTTATTAACTTCATGTAAAGAAACTTCTGGGACACCCAACGGATTGGCTCCCATATTGTCTAAAGATTCTATTATAGTTCCTTTATTTATTAACGGTAGTTCGGGGATAACTCCGTTTATAATTTTATTTTGCATACCGTTATAATTGGAACCTTGGTTCAAACTAATATTTTCATTTTGTGTATTTCCAATGGCTTTATTGTATAATTTTGTTAAATACATCCTATAACTTAGCTCTAGAAAATGTATTTAACATATAAATATTTTATGAAATGATATTATCCAAAAATATCCTAAATACTATAGGCTTATTATACTACAAATACATGATGGTTCGTTTGTATATCAGCTTTGTTTTTATATAGAAATACAAAACCAGCTATAATAGCCAGTGAATAATATCCTAAATATAAATATTCTTCTATAACTTCTAGTTTTTTTTGTGTTTTTAAAGGCGTGGAAGCAAGTTCAGTGCCTCGTTTTTCTTTTAAAATAGTCATTTTGTTTTCATATTGTGACTCTAGTTTGTTGATGGTGGAATCATTTTTCATTATTAATTCATTGTTTTGAGAAATACTTTTATTTATATTTGTTTGTAAAAGAAAAATTTTAGAAAACACATCTGTTTCCAATTGAGTTGTATATTTATCAAATTCTCGCTTTGTATCAGGGGTAGGGTTTTTTTTATATTCAATTAAAGCTTTTTTATAATTTTCCATAACAATCTTTTGTAATATTTTCACATTTGATAATTGTTCTTTATATTCAGATGGCGGGACAGGCATTTAATATAAGTACGGAAAATTAATGGCTACAAAATCTATAATATAAAGATTCAATAGATGTGGGAGATGGTCGAATAATTTCACACACATCACCTGGTTTCATACCTAGAGCTTGTGCTACTGGGTCAAACCTGGAAATCTCTGGAAGCTCATCGTCTTTAGAAATATTATAATCTGTATAAGTTTTTTGTTTTTCACTTTCAGACAAAACTCTGTGGGGTGGGACCAATACATGTTCCAAAATATTAAATAAATAATTATTCAAATTATAAACATTTACGAATTTATGTTCGTTTTTGTAAATTTCTAATAATAAATTTTTTATTTTATCATTGATTTTATCTTTCCCAATTATAATTAGTTCATCCTTGTCTGATAAAATTTCTTCTAAATCATATAAATCTTCCATAGTTTCTCTGATATGACTCGATTTAACCCTAGCTGTTGTTAAATGATATTTAACATAAATCTTTTTACCCTCTTCGTTTTCCAATAACATATCCAATTGTTTCGGGACAGCATTGAACATATTCAACACATCACCTATGCTAAAATTTTCATAATCTTCTGTGTTGTATCCTCTGCTATTAAGAATTTTTAATATAATATTTCTAGACTTGTATATTTTGGGGACGATTTGGCTATAACTTGCTGACGAACTCATTGTATAATTTAAAATAACATTTTTAAATTATAATCAATTTTTATTATTTGGTTATTAGTTTTTTTATATTTTTATCTTTTACATCATCTTTATTTTCACCATTGTCTTCAATAGTTGATAAAATAGGAAGAGCTTTTGACGCATCAACCTCTAAAACAGGAGTGCGTATAATAATAGGGTCGGTTGGTTTTTTATTTTCCATATCTTTGCCTTTATTTTCTTCTTGTTGTTTTTTAAATCCTTCGTCTAGTCCTTTTTCTTTTATCTTTTCTTTCATTTGTTCAGAAGGTTCCCATGATTCTTCTGTAGACCCAGAGCCAACTGGTTCTTCTGGTTCTCTTTCATAATTTATTTCGGGACTATTGTCGTCTTGTATTTTATCACTGGAATTATATTTCCACTGCTCGTCTTCTATTTTATATATATCAACAAAAGGTACCTTCATTCTATCGTTGCCTTCAAATGAACCTGGGACCAATTCAACTTCGTGTCTTTCCGCATCTGTACTCTCTACTTTCCACATTCTACCTGGTTGAGGGTCACCTTTCCATAAAAACAATTCTCCTATAATATTTTCATTTAATGGTGTTAATTTATTTAGTGTATGGGGGTCATAATCGGGTGAATTTGGCCCATAAGTAGGAGAGACTGGTCTATATTCGGGAGAATCGGTTTCCTCGTTATCAATCCAATGCAGTACTTCATCCTTGTTTCTCATTTCAATGTTACCATTTTTTTCATGTTTTACAACCATATCGCCATCTTCATCTGGTCCTTGGTCAACTATCCATATATCTGGACTGTCTTTGAATTCGACACGTTTTCTCAAATCCATCGCTTTCGCTGTCCATGGTTCAAATAAGTTTTCACTATCCAGTGTGTTTTTATAAGACATAGGCATTCCAGGAATACCTGGAGAGATAGCAGATGGTATTTCATATTGTCTAAATCCCGGCTGCTGTGTATCCACGTCCGTTTCTTCAATGGATGTTTTTGCCGTAATATCATTTTTAACCTTAGACAAGCTATCAAAAACACCAGTTAGCTTAATAATGTTATTATTATCACCCATCATACTAGTCATTTGGTCTACATTGTCTGCTGTTATCAATCTCATTTGGATATTCATACACTGTAATTCTTGATACAGTAATTTAAATGCGTAAGGAACATTAACAATGGAAAACGACCTACCGAATCTAGTGATTGGAACTATATTTAAATCGCCTTCTAGATTTCCTACAAATTTGACGGGTCCGTCTACCATTGGACTAAGAAATAGGTTTTTGCTTTCATTATACACTGCAATTGTTCCACTCTTATTGCATATAGCCATTTTATACTGGTCCCCTCTAACCATCATGGACTCTCGCAAAAATCCAGACATCCCGTGTGCTATAATAGAATCTCTGTCCATCTCTCCTATTCTTAAACCACCGTCATTTGCTCTCCCACCAACTGTTTGTCTTGTTAATACCGATCTAGGTCCCTTTGCTCTGTGATTTATTTTATCTTTAACCATGTGTTTTAATCTTTCATAGTAAGTTGGACCGAAGTAAATTTCTGTTTCTAATTGTTCTCCAGTCATTCCATTATACATAATCTCATTTCCTGTAGAATTATAACCAGCGCTTGTTAATAATCTACCAAACATCTTTTGTTTTGGACCTTTTTGAAGAAAAGCAGTACAATCTCCAAATCCTCCATAAATACACGCAGCTTTCCCTATTAATGCTTCTACCAAATGACCTATAGTCATACGAGAAGGCATTGCATGCGGATTAACGATAATATCTGGTCGTATACCATCCTTATTAAACGGCATATCTGCTTCAGGTAAAATTAAACCAATTGTTCCCTTTTGACCTGCTCTAGAACAAAACTTATCACCTATTGCTGGTATTCTATCATGTCTTATTCTGATTTTTGCTAATTTATTACCATCTTCGTTTTCGGTTAGAAATGATTTATCTACATATCCCATTTGGCCTTTTTTAGTTTTTTTTGATTCGTCGATGTAATATTCCCCCGAGGTCATACTGGTAGATGCTTGTCCTATAATGATAGTTTTATCATTTACTTTAACATTCTCTCTTATTAATCCAGAATCGGGGTCAAGAAGACTGTAATCGTATCCAGCTTTTAATCCCATAACATTTTCTTTTTCCACGCCCATAAATTCACTATCTATTGTAACAGACCCGACTTTTTTATGTTCTTCATGTGATTCATATGTGGTGAAATACGTTGTTCTGAATAATCCTCTTTTTAAAGCACCTTCGTTGATGATAACGGCGTCTTCTACATTATAACCAGTATAACACATAACGGCCACAATAGCATTTAATCCATAAGGGTGCTGGTTTTTGGTTATATGTGAAAAATAACGACTTCTCACTAGTGGATTTTGTCCATAATGCAATACCAAGGCTGATTTATCCATTCTGTTTTGATAGTTTGAGTTATATAATGAGACGGCCTGTTTACTCTGTCCACACGAAAAGGCGTTTCTAGGATATGGGTTATTGGAAGGGAAAATAATCTGATTCGCCATTACTCCGAGAATAACAGAAGGATGTATTTCAATATGTGTAACGGATTTACTTATATATGAACCGGGTTTATCATAATACGTCGCCAACTTAACGCCCTCCATTTCCTGTGTATCGATATATTCAATTATAGCCTGCGAAGAATGTAAATTAACTTGCTCATTATATAAATCGTTTTTTTTATAGATCATACAATTATCTTTTGATATTTCTAGTTTTTTTTTTCCAAATCCCATAACTGATTCTTCCCAAGTAAATTTTTGAGATAAAATTTTTTCAATAATATAATCACTTTGATAGCTTATTTTATCCTCATAAATAGGAAACAACGGGTGCATAGGTCTACCGGCGTCAGTCCAAACATGAATCTCATTGCTTTCTGTATGCCACCCAATACTGATAAAAATATTAAACAATCCATTTCTTCTCCGTAATCTTAGTGTATTCACTAGTTCCAATGGAGATAAAGTACTACCAACCCAAGCGCCATTTACCAATATTTTCGTAGTCTGTGAAAGATATTTTATACTACATTCCTCCAGCAGTTTCATATTTAAATCTTTGCCTCGTAAATATTCTATAAATGAATAACCAGAGCAACCGCTTGTAATATGGGTCATCAATGATAAATGCTTGTGTAACCCAACATTGCCTCCATCGGGGCTGTGAATAGGACATAACAATCCCCATTGCGTTGAATTCAATAATCGAGGTCCGACTATTTTTGCTGAATCACCTGGAAGAGGGACATTTGTTTTTCTCAACTGACAAATAGCAGAAAAGAAAGATAAACGATTTAAATCTTGTAAAGCACCTAATCTTTTTGTGTGTGCTTCAGAACCCCAATCCCCTTTGAACGCTTTCTTGAACCCCTTTTCAACAATTCTATCCCCAAATATTTGATTTTGGTTTGTAGGAATTAAATTTAAAAAATTCAATCCTTTGTATTTTTTAGTGTCCTTCATTTTGAAATACTGTCTGTCTATTGTTTGACGTATATTTTTTTGCTGTAATGAATAATATTCTAAAAATAAATCATATATCAGTTTACCCGAGACCAATAGACGTTTATATAAATAACTATCGCGATTAGTTGGCTTTGCTACTTTTATAGAAACCTTCAATAATTGATTGGTCATAAGGCCCAGAAACAATGCCTTTTGTTTGAAATTTCTCTCCCCTATATGTGGTAAAAAATACAATGTTAAAATTTCCAAAGCTTTGTAGGTGTTAGTACCACCACCGCCGCCCTTTGTAAAACTAGAAATATATTTTAATGCTGCCAATTGTGTGAATACTTCACCAGTATCATGTACGCTTGATCTAAACAATTCTACCATGGTTTCATATTTTTCAATATCCAGTAAACAATATTCTATAATTTCTTTATCCGATATAACACCCAAAGCTCTCATCACAATAAATAATGGAACTGGTTTTCTAACATTGGGTATGGAGACCACGATTTGACCGTTTATTAATGTGGTTTGTTCTTCAACAAGTCTCACCGCTAATGTTCTTATAGGTTTTGAAGCATCTTCGGATACAGACCGAATCTTTGCCGAATAACTATATATATCATTTGTGTTTTTTTGAACATATACCATATTATCCGCAAATTGTTCTTGACAAACAATAACTTTTTCTTTACCGTCTATTATAAAATATCCACCAGGGTCTGCCTTGCATTCGCCCATATTAAATCTCACCTCTGGTTTCAAATTGTATAATACACATTGTTTTGATTGAAGCATAATTGGGAACTTTCCGAGATAAATTTTTTCTAAAATTTCTGAATGTTTGCGTAATTCAAATTTATCACTACCGTCCTTCCTTTTTATGTATATACTGTATTCGATTTCAATGTCTACGTGAATGGTAAATGAATAACTCATGTTTCTTAATCTAGCTTCGTTTGGATACATAAAATGATTTTCTCCGTTTTTTTCGTAAATTATTGGTTTTCCAAAGTATAATTTATTTCCATTTCTACCGCCAACAAATAATCTTGATTCATAAATGTATTCTTCACTCGTTGTTGTTTTAATTGGACCTTGATTGCTAGAACTGGTCCATGTTTTCAACAATTCTTCATACGATTTATGTGGATATATATTTTGCATTTCTTTGTAAGTTAGTGGAATCGATTCGCCCAAAGCTGTTTTGTGTCCAACATGTTTAGTTTCTTCGTCTTTTGTTATCATAGCCCTTTCTTTCAAAAAATGAATGGGGTTTCTCTCTTTGAAAAGTTGAATTATTCCTTTATCGAAAAAATCATTATATGATTTCAAATGATGGTTTGTAAGGAAATGGGGGTTTTCTGTAAAATATTTATTAAGTATATCCCATGGGATTTCATTAACTGTATCCATTTCTGATATATCTTGAGTTAATATTTTTAAACATTTACAAAAGTATTAACTTATTTTAAAATATTAAATAGCAAAAATAACCCAATTATCACAAAAAATGATATAAAAGGCAACAAAACAAAAAACCAAGAGACGCTTTTGTATCCACTTTTACATAATTCTTGTAATATGTAAGTCCATATCACTATATATGCGATTTTAAATATAAAAAAAAATAAATTATTATGTTCCAAATTACAACTATATTTTCCAACATTATATTTGCGAGTATCCGATATATTTTGAGCGAGTAATCCTAAAATACTAAATAATGAAATTATTAAATAAACACGAACTGGAGTACAATAACCTTTAAAACTTTTAAAACTTTTCAGCAATACCATTATATATTTTATATTATAAAAAAATATATAATTAATTGTTATCATAAGCGGCTGCTTTTGTCTGTGAGGTTTTTGTAATATGAGTCAGGTCGGGCGCGGGCGAATACTGGACGGGTGGTTTATCTAAACTAGGCTGGACTGATGGATTAGGGTCAACGTATTGTTTCCCACCTTTCCAAGTCTGATAAGTATTTTTAACGACATTACCGCCTTTCCAGTAAGCATCATATAAATCTGTCCCGCCTGGTAAATTTTTCGCTAAATCAAAAAACCCACCTCCCTTCATATTAAAGGATTTTCCATTGTATTGGGGATTTGGTAAAAACGGGTCTGTATTATTTTTATAATAATAACCTTTTCCTAATCCATTGCTATCGCTACCTGGAGACCAAGGACCTCCTTTTGGTAAAGGATTTGGATAATTTGAAGAATTTAACATTTTTGAACCACCACGCTGGCGTTTTTTAGTTCGGCGTTTTTTTCGTTTTTTTTTTCGACGTTTGGTTTTTCGTTTGCATTTGCACGTCTTTTTACATTTACAAGGTTTTTTACATTTACAATGTTTAGTTCTGTGTTTGCGACGAGTTTTGTGTTTTCTGCGACGACGGTGCTTAATGCTTTTACGCCCACGTCCAGATGGTTCGCCCATTTCTCCGTCATGTCCTATAGAAACGATATGTCTTCTATTAGAACGGCTTTTAGAACGGCTATGAGAACGGCTTTTAGAACGCGTTGTAGGACTTTTTTTACTTCTACTTCTAGAATTTGATTCGGATAAAATCGTTGGCGATGTCATGATATACATATTGTATAGAAATTTATTCTATATCAACATGAGTTAACATATGCCGTCTACAGCACATTCTTGTTAATTTTAAATCATCCATTACTTCACCCTCAACTGTTTTCTTAATATTATTATTTGTTAAATAAACGACTTTTTCTAAATCTTGTCCAGATTCTAGTTTTCTTTTACGCACTTCACGTACATAAAATTCCCATTTATTTCCAATAACATTTCCACAGGTAAAACACTTAACTGGTATAATCATCTTTCTTATAATAATATAACATAAGTTCTATAAATCAATTTTTTATTTTTTCTTTAATTCACCTAAATAATACCATTCATCTATAGATGAGGAGAGGTTAGTTGGCCGACCACTCGTTGCGCTAACACATTTGTTGCCTTTGATATCATATAAACAGCATTTAACATACTTAGAGCATGTCGTTTTATCTAATTTATTACAATTTTCATCTGGATCATTCATTGAATTTGTTTGTTCGCAAAATCCTTTTTTCAACGCTACTTCTAAATTACTACTTGTTGATTTAACTTCATTGCCGCTTTCCATATTTTCAAAAACAACAACTTCTTTCAATTTTGGGTTTGTTTCTTCTATTGTTATACCATTCATAATCATATAACTAATGGTTAAAAATATGATTAATACTACTAAAGTTATATCTAAAAAATTTTCACTGATAAAATTTAATGATTGTCCTAATAAACTTTTTTCCATTTATATATATAGCATTTTAAAAAGATACTTGTTTTAAAATGCTGTAAATTCTAAAAAGTTTCCATATATTTCATACCCTCGCTTGTTTTTGTTTTTCTTAATTTTCTATTTGAAATAGTTTCTTTGTTATGACACTGTTTGCATAAATTCATTAAATTAGCAGCGTGGTTTTGGTGAAAGCTACCAATAAATTTATTATCATTTGATTCTTTTTGCGGAATCATATGGTGAATATCAACACCCGTCCCTCCACATAATTCACAATTTCCTTTTATTTTATTAGAATTATATCTCGTTTTATTAGCAGACATGATTTCTTTGTCTTCTGGGTAAATAGACCTTCTTATTTCATGCGCTTTTATTAGAAAATCATTCGGCATGTGTAAAGATTTACAAACTTCTAATCCATATATATTACTACCTGATCCCGCCTTTAATTTCCTATCATAAATAATCACCCCATTGCTATCACATCTAATAGCCATATGCATCATCTTGGTTCTATCTATTTTTTTTAGATAATCCATTTTTACTATTTCATGTAAATGCGTTGCGAATATGAAAGAAGAATTTTTCTCATGTAATGTTAATAAAGCAGAGAGAAATATACTTATTGCTGAAATGGTTTCGGTTCCACTACATACTTCGTCTCCTAAAACCAAACTATCTTGTCCCGAATTTTTTAAAATTACACGCAATTCACTCATTTCAACGGCAAATGTGCTCAAGCCTTTAAATAAATTATCATTTCCCAGAATTCTCGTAAACAACTTTTTATATGGCTTATAAACAAAGTTGCTACATGGAACAAAGAATCCCGCTTGAGCTAAAATAACACAAATACCTATTGACTTAATCAAACTGGATTTTCCAACAGCATTTGTTCCATATAATAATATACCATCCTCACTGTCTCGTCCCAATTTAACATCGTTCGGGACATAAATTTCGTCTTGTTGGATATGTTCTATCAATAAATGTCTCATATCCTTAGAATCAATAAAAGATTTTTCCTTTGTATCATCTATAACAGGTTTGCAATAATTGAAATCCAAGGCTAATTTACTTTTCGTAAATAAAACATCAACGGAAACAATAAAATCAATAAGGGTTTCCATATCTTTTTTATATTCTTGGAGAGAATCCACGAAATCAGAATAAACTTCTTTCAACTTTTTTTTTAATACAAATTTCTGTGATATAACATCGCTGTATAATTTCCGCAACAAAGGAGTTTCTATTTTTTTATTGTTCCCCGTCCCAGATGATAACACCATATGATTGCCGTCAAAACTAACTAAATGGGTTTTTTTATCATATTGAGAAATATAACTCAATTCAACAGGCCAAGATGTAACATGTAACATTTCTCTCTTTAATATTTCAGATCGACGTTTTGTAATTTCAAAATATAATCCACTCTTTTCAGTTTTATGCTCCTTCACATAATTATTTACTGACCTTTTGTTTTTTTCGTATTTACTGATAAATGATTCCAGATATTTTCTTATCGCATGTAAGCTTTCATTTTGGTGGTAATAATACTCGACTTCTTTATCTAATTCAGGAAAAATACCACTGTTAAAAATATTGTCTTCAAAAACATTGGTAGAAACAGCTCCAGCAGCCTTGAAATTCAAATGTTTTTTCAAAACTTTCGCAATTTTTTTATAGCTTTGGGAGAGATTTTCGTTTTTTAAATACGTTTTAAACGTGTCGTTCGCCAACATTTGATTGTTGGTAATCTTTATTAATTTCAAATTGTTATTAAACTGTACTAGTTCAGCAGGAGTAACTCTTTTTAAAACAATCTTTCTGTATAATCTCTCAAAATCACATATCTGCGTCATCAAGCCATGTGTTGCTTTAAAATCATCGTATGAATTTTTCGCATATTCAATAATTTCATACTCTTTTTTTAAATTTGCTATATTGGTTATCGGATTTAAGATGCGTTTTTTAATACTACGTTTTCCCATGGGTGTTTTGCACCGATTCAAAAAAGATATCACGCTAGACATGCGTCCTGAATAATTATTTGTAGAAATTATATTTAATTGTTTTGCGGAATGATTCGCCAATACCAATCTATCCGTTGTATTATTAAATTCTGGAGCTTTTATCTTCTTTACCATATTGGGTTGGATTGAAAAAATAAAATTCAAGAGAAAACAAAAGGAAAGAGTAGCCATTGAATACTCTCGGAAACCAAACGAATCAAAAAAATTCGTGTAATCATTAATATCATAAAATCTCTCTAATAATTCTTTTTGATATTGCTGACTATCACAATTTTCAATTTGTTTATAAAAAGGACCTTCTTTGTTATTTGAAGAAAATTTATGTATGGTTTCGCATTCAATGGCTGAAAACTTAATAACCTCCTCAAGGTGTTCTTCATCGCAGTTGTATATAAATATAATTTCATTGGGGTTATAAGTAGTATAAAATCTTTCAATCTCGTCATAGGTAGTTGGATTATGAAAATATTGCTCTTTAAATTCAAACATATTAGATGTTCCAGTATATATATCTATTGACGACATACCGCATAATATTACTGGATTTTTGTTAATCAACGTTTTCTCCTTCTTGTTAATCCAAATACACATTATATTATTAGTAATCTCTCTGCTTTTCAAATTAAAATTGGTCCCTGGTGTATAAACCCCCAGTTCCGAACGAATACTCGGAACCTTTTCGTCCTGGACCCAAACGGGAACAACAAATCCGCTTTCTGTTAAGCGCATCACATATTTATCAAGGCGTTCAATAGGAGAGAACCCAGCCATAAAAACACGACAACCCTTATAAGTTTGGTGTTTTTTACCATTTCTACCGGGTGTGCTTTTCGATGCTATAGTCATATCGCAAATGCGCGCAAAATTCTCTATTTTATCATTTACAAAATTACCAGTTGAATCTTGTCGACCGTATACTTCAAAGAATGTTCCGCACTGCATTAAAAATATACAATTATTTCCATATTTTTCCGTATATTTTGCGTCTTGTATAAAATAAGTGTCCATCATTGTAGGCATTTATTTTAATTAGAAGAGAGATTTTTAAATTGATTAATTAATGTCTATTTTTCCAACATTTTCCCATTTGTTTCAAAGCTTATTTTCGCCGTCTCAAATCCAGAGCCACCAGGTCTGAACATCATGTCGGTAAACCATATCTGAATAATATTAACAGCCAATTCACATTTTTTCAAATATACAGCATGGTGTATTTTTTTCAAAACCCCAGTATCCAGACCGAAAGAAGAATAAACTCGCCTAGAACCAAAACCAGTCATCCCTTCGTGTATATGTTTATCAATTATTTTTTTAATCATATACGGTTTGAATCCAATTGAACCATTCGCATGCTGTTGGGTGAGAGATGCATATTGTTCCGACCTGACAAATTCTACATTAATATCAGGAATTTGGTTGTTATTGCGATTCTCGAATGCGAACATTGTATAAATATTGGTATTTTAAATTTAAATTAAAAATACCAATATACTTCAATTTTTAGTTTTACTTATTGATATAATTATGCAATAAATTTTCTGAATTTTTGTTATATATATCACCTGCTAAATACGAATCTTCATATATTTTTCTTAAAACACTTTCGGGCGCGGTCGAACCCGTTTTAATAATATTATGTTTTCTAAGATATACCTTTATTTCCATAATACTTTTTTGTTTTAATACCAAAATTTCATCTTTAATTATTTTTCTAGTTTTACCAGATTTAATCAAAACGCCAATATTATTTTCTTTTTTTCGTTTTCCCAATTTGTATAATTTTATAGTTTTGTTTTTTTCCAATATTTTCTTTTTTATTTTTTGAAGTTTTTCTAGTTTTTGTTTGTTTTTTTCAGTTGAAAATTTATCTTTTAATCTACTTAATTTGTCTTGTCGACCTGTAGATTTTTCAATCGGTTTTTCTGGAGCAGACGTTAGTTGAATTTTATCAGTTTCTTTATGTTTCAATGTTTTTTTAAACTGCGAATATGTAGGTAAATTTCCATTTTTTAAACACCCCCATGAAGGTTTTGATGATACTATGCTGGGTGGTTGTACAACTGATTGTTTCTTATTTGAAAAATTTTTAGGCGTGTTCTTTATTGTAGCCCGTTTTTTCCTTTTCTTTTTCTTTTCCGCTATCATTTTTTGCAAATAACCCATGGAATTCGAGAAATTATTTTGGAATTCTTTGTCTTCTTTCGAAACATGTTCCCTATTCATGTCAATCGTTTTCTGCTGGTGTTGTTTAATTTTTTGCAATAACTGTTTTTTTATATTATTTGGTTTCATTGATTTTTCCAATACGGGTTTTTGTTTTCTTTCTCGTTTTTTAGTCTTATTTCCTTTATTAAAAAATTTAGGATTGATTTTAATAGTTTTTTTCCCACTCATTGCTAAATAAATTACTATAGAAAAATATATGAATTATAACCAATTAATATAAATTTTAGTTCATTATCACTATGTATAAATTTAACGAAAAGGCCAAACACATCCAAACAATATAAGGGAGCAATAAGGAACTTGCTAATCTATTAATATGAACAACATTAATGTATGTAATAATAGTAAACACTAAAGTAGCTATTAGATCCAGAAGAGCTAATTTGGGCATCTTATATTTAAAGAATATGGTAGTCCATACTAAATTAAAACTTAACTGAATTAAAAAAAAGGTTAGGGCATTACAATAAGGAAAACATTTTTTATCATTCCAGGTAATATAAAATGAAATACCCATTAAAACATATAAAACAGGCCATACTATACCAAATACATAACTGGGCGGTGACCAAGGTGCACGTTTTAGTGTTTTATACCATTGATTCATTTATATACATTTAAGATTATAAATAATTACCATTGATATGTTTTCTAGCATAACAATTTGAAGCATAATGTCCTTTTCTTCCACATTTATGACAACCGCCTTTTCTTGTAGAGGGGGTCTTTTTTTTTCCATGTATGGATTTCCAATTATAATCACCATAATCAGTATACAGCATGTCATTGGCTTCAAAATGTTTTAATAATTTTTTTGGAGTTTTGGTGCTGGATTCTTCATACAATTCGCCGTCACACCATAAATATTTTTTCCCATTAAACATATATATACCATCATCTTTATCTAATTCACAAAACGATATTTCCAAATTCTCTGGAGATATTTCCTCGTCATCACTTTCCTCCCATTCAACTTCGTCAGCGCTTTCATAATCTTTGGAAAGTTCTAGAAAATGTTTATTCTGTTTCGAATATTTATTTTTCCCTTTTTTTTTATAACATTTTCCAATAAAATGACCTGTCTCTCCACAAAAATGACAACAATCATTCGAACTTGATATCATTTTTTTAATTGTCTTTTTATTTTCACTTGATAAATTAACTTGACAAAACGACCCACCTCTGACGTTATTAATTCCATGCGTTGACATATATTTTAAAGTATATTTATCTTCATCAAAGTCATCGCAGTCGGGGAACAGCCCAATGATTTGTGTTGGATTATATTTTTTTGTCCACGTACACCCGCCATTTTTAAAATGAGAATCAAGTCGAAATTTGGGATTGTCTGTTTTACCAATATAAAATTTTCCTTGATTTAACTTTAACACATAGATGAATACCATTTTGTTGTATTGATTTTAATATATATATTTAAATCAATTAATAAACACTTCAATTTTTATACATACATAAACTTCGCAATATCGCTCATCATACCTTCGCCTTTTCTAGATTTTACCTCATTATTATCAATAAACATAGCAAATCCTTTTTCAATATCTTTCATTGTTAATTTTGTTTTTACACTTTTGTCTTTACAAAATACCCGTCTACTATGCGCAATTTTTGTTTTAGCAAATAATGTTTCCATATCTCTCCCAAAATATTTGAAATAGTCCTTTTTGTCTTCAAACCAAATATTGGACACCTCTTCTTCAATTGACCATCCCGCATCCTTTACTTTTTTTTGAAAGATCAAATTTAAATCACTAGCACTATAATCATCTGTTTTGAATCTCCATGGAAAACGCGAGTTTAATCCCTGATTATACGCGAAAAAACATTTATCTAAATCTTTTTCATAGCCAGCAATTATTACCATCAGTTCACTTTTATTATCACTCAAGCTCTCACATAGTGTATCAATACATTCCTTCGCAAAACTATCTCTTTTTTCCGAATTACCCAAAGCATACGCCTCATCTATAAATAATACACCACCTAAACATTCGTTCACTACATCTCTGGTCTTCATTGCGGTTTGACCCAAATACCCTGCTATTAGATCGCTTCTAGTAACTTTTCTAAATATATTTTTTTTTAACAATCCCATTTTGCAAAAAATTTTGCCGATAATTTTTGCTATTTCAGTTTTACCACTGCCGGGTGGACCGTATATAACAGTATGCATGAAATCTTCATTCTTATTTTTTATAAGATGTAAATCTTGCATAAAATATATAATTTGATCAACAACATTGTTTTTTAATTGTTTCATGCCTATCATCGAATCCAACTCTTCCAAGGGTTCTTTTATTTTATGAACTGCTTCCATGTTTATATTATATTTAACACCAATGGTAAGCGGGTATTTTTTTATCAAATCTAAAATATCAGATAAACACTCGATTTCTGCTTCTATGGTTACCCTTCTGATAGGCGGTGGGGGCGGCAATGGTCGCAAAGGCAAAAGAGATTGTATTTTTGCGGAAGTGTGTTTTTTTGGAAAAAGAATGGGTGACCTAAAATACATGTTTCCGCTATTATTTGGATTTTTAAATAACATCTCAAAATTATTATTGGTTTTTTTCATAAAAATATCTAAATTATCATTTTTATCCATCAATAACAATGTGTTATTGGAAGTATCATCAAGTGTATTTGATATTTTTTCCATATTTTTAGTTAATTTGTCTTCCGATAATGATTTTCTCTCTTCTCGCAATAAATCAATGATTCTATCCAGGCTCATATTAATTGGATCTTTTTTTATGTTTAAATTTTTTTCATTTATATTATGAGATATAAACGATACTTTTCTATTATTACCAAATTTATTATTCTTCCACCTATGTAAAGGACTAATAATAGGGTTTTTAATATTATTAATACCAAGAAGGTCATTTAAATTATTATTAGACAAGTCATGTTTAAATATTAATTTTTTTTTATGAGGGTTTTTATTTTTTATCGGGTTTTTATTCATATATATATATAGTTTTATTTTAATTTTTGTATTTCAAATACTATTTAAAGATAAATTGAAATATAAATTAATCCAATGATAAACAACAAAACAATGAGTGAAACATATGACCCATGGCCAATTTTGGAATCTTATTTTACAGGACAGCATCTTGCAAGATGTGTGAGACACCAGATTGAATCCTATAATTATTTCGTTAGCAATCAAATACAGGGAACAATAGATATGTTTAACCCAGTAACAATTCATTCGGAACATGATTATGTAAAGGAATTTAAAAAATATTCACTGGAATTAATTTTATCATTTGATAATTTTCATCTTTATAGACCATCAATCCATGAGAACAATGGAGCAACAAAATTAATGTTTCCACAAGAAGCACGATTGCGAAATTTCACTTATGCTTCTGCGATGACGTTGGATGTTAATATTAAAATTATCAAACGATATGGAAAAAAGCTGGAAATGGTTGAAACACTGCATAAAAAAATTTCCAAAATTCATATTGGGAAAATGCCCATTATGTTGAAATCCAATATTTGTGTATTAAATCAATACAATCATCTGGATACTAATATTACAGGAGAGTGTAAATTAGATGCGGGTGGATATTTCATTATCAATGGTTCGGAAAAAACAATTATTCCACAAGAAAGAGCAGCTGAAAATAAAGTATATTGTTTCAATATTACAAAAAATAACAATAAATGGTCTTGGTTGGCGGAAATAAAATCAATCCCAGATTTCAAATGTATTTCCCCAAAGCAGATTAATATGACTATTTCAACAAGAAATAATGGATTCGGTCATCCAATTTATGTTCAAATTCCACGAATAAAACAACCCGTTCCATTGTTTGTTTTATTTCGCGCGTTGGGAATTATTTCAGACCAAGAAATTTGTGAAAAAATCGTTTTGGACATTGGTGATGATAAAATGAAGAAAATGGTGTATGGATTAAAGGCTTCTATCATCGATAGCAACAAGTATACAACTCAAGAAGAGTGTTTAAAATATTTATGCTCATACGTAATGTATACCCCTTTGAATATGGAAAAAGAAGAAGGTGCTCGTAAGAAACGCGAATTTACAGAGAAAGTTCTTGATAATGATTTATTTCCACATTGCAAAACAAAAATTCAAAAAATATATTTTCTAGGATTCATGGCGAATAAATTATTAAAAACCAGCTTTGGTTGGTTGGAGATTGATGATAGGGATTCATATACAAATAAAAGGATCGACTTAGCTGGAACACTATTGAATAATCTTTTCAGGAATTATTTCAATAAATTAGTAAAAGATATGAACAAACAAATAATCAGAGAAATTAATAACGGAAGTTGGCGTTCTACAGAAAATTTCTTGAATATTATCAACCAAACCAATATTTATAAAATTATTAAATCAACTACTATTGAAAATGGTATCAAAAGGGCATTAGCAACAGGAGATTTTGGAATTAAAAACACCAATTCTAATAAAGTGGGTGTTGCTCAAGTATTGAACAGATTAACTTATGTCTCTAGTTTAAGTCATTCCCGTAGAATTAATACACCAATCGATAAAAGTGGAAAATTAATTCCACCCAGAAAACTTCACAATAGCCAATGGGGGTATATTTGCCCAGCTGAATCACCAGAAGGAGCGCCCATTGGTGTAGTAAAAAATTTATCTTATATGGCCCACATTACAATACGCTCGAACAGTAATATTATTTATGAATTATCTGACCCTTATATTACTAAGATCGAAGATTGTAGTAGCAAAGAATTATTTGGTTATGTTAAATTATTTATCAACGGTTGTTGGTTGGGTATTTTGAAAAATCCAGAGGAATGTTACAAATTTATGAAGAAAAAAAAACACCAGGGCATATTAAATATCTATACAGGGATTGTATTTGATTATAAGAAAAAAGAGATTAGAATTTATAATGACGCGGGTCGACCTACAAGACCATTATTGAAGGTAAAAAACAATAAATTACTGATTACAAATAATGATATTGAAAAATTAAGAAAAAAGGAATTGACTTGGAATGATTTATTTGTTGATCATGATTTTGATGATTCGGTTGTCGAATACATTGACCCCGAAGAACAAAATTATTCAATGATAGCGATGTTTCCAAAAAATTTAAATGCCGAAATCAAAGGCAATATTTATAATAAATATTCACACTGTGAAATTCATCCCAGCACCATTTTCGGATTATTAGCTTCATGTATTCCATACCCAGACCATAATCAAAGTCCTAGAAACACATACCAATGTGCTATGGGTAAACAAGCCATGGGGGTATATGTGACCAATTATACTCATAGAATGGATAAAACAGCATATGTGCTTTCATATCCGTCGCGTCCGTTGGTTGATACACGAGTTATGAACTTTGTAAAATTGGAAAAAATCCCTTCTGGTTCAGTAGTAGTTGTTGCTATTATGTCTTATTCTGGATATAATCAGGAAGATTCTGTAATCTTTAATCAGGATGCTTTAGACAGAGGATTATTCAGTGCTACTATTTATCACACCGAAAAAGACGAAGATAAAAAAATTCATGGCGACGAAGAAATCAGATGCAAACCAGACCCATCTAAAACAAAAGGAATGAAATTCGCTAATTACGATAAATTAAACTCACAAGGTATTATTCCAGAAAATACTAGAATAGAAAATAAAGATATAATTTTAGGAAAGGTTATTCCAATCAAAGAAAATAGAAATGATCATACTAAAGTTATTAAATACAAAGACCAAAGTCGTTCATATAAAACACATGAGGAAACATACATTGATAAAAATTACATTAATAGAAATGGTGATGGATATACGTTTGCGAAAGTAAGAATTCGAACATACCGGAAACCAGTTATCGGGGATAAATTCAGTTCTAGGCATGGACAGAAAGGGACAATCGGAAACACTTTAAAACATCAAAACATGCCTTTCACAGCTTCAGGTATTGTTCCAGATATTATTATTAACCCGCATGCTATCCCATCTCGTATGACCATTGGACAGTTAAAAGAAACTTTGCTTGGAAAAGTATTGTTAGATTTAGGATTGTATGGCGATGGAACAAGTTTTGTTGATTATAAAGTTAGAGATATTTGTAAACTTTTATCAAAGAGTGGTTATGAATCACACGGCAATGAAGTAATGATGAACGGAATGACGGGTGAACAATTGGAAACCAGTATATTCATAGGTCCGGCGTTTTACCAAAGATTGAAACATATGGTGAATGATAAACAACATTCAAGAGGCAGTGGTCCAATGGTAAATTTGACTCGTCAGCCACATGAAGGAAGAGCCAGAGATGGTGGACTGAGATTTGGTGAGATGGAGAGAGATTGTATGGTTTCGCATGGGTGTGCTAGATTTACAAAAGGTAGAATTTATGATGCTTCTGATAAATTTGTAGTCCATAGTTGTAATAAATGTGGATTAATAGCAATATTCAATAATGAGAAAAACATTCACCACTGTAAAACATGTGATAATAGGTCAGACTTTTCCAGATGCAATATTCCATATGCTTGTAAACTACTGTTTCAAGAGTTGATTACTATGAATATCGCGCCAAGAATTATTACAGAGGCATTTGTTAGAAAAGAAACTCTATTAAAGAGTTTAAAACAATCAATACATAATGTCGCACGGACTAAGGTTTAAAAAAGCTACAGCTAAAATGAGATGGAAATGGAAAAAAAAAAGAACTCGACGTTTGCAACGTAAAAGACGTAAAATGCGAGCTAGGGCTAAATAATTTTTTATTTGTATATTTCAATGATTAATAAATTAAGCGCTTCATCTCTTTTAGATACCCCGATGAGAATTAGAAAAATGTTTAAACAAAATACCCCATTAAATCAGTTTGAGTTAAACCATAGTTTTGAAAAAAGAAAAGACGAATCATTTAGAATATTACAACAATACCCGGACAGAGTTCCAATTATTTGCGAAAGAATCAATCATGAAATACCAGAATTATCCAGGAAAAAATATTTAGTTCCAGATGATCTAATTATGTGTAACTTTATGTATGTTATTAGAAAACGCTTAATTTTAGCTCCAGAGGTTTCTATTTATTTATTTGTAAATAAAAAAATAGTCCCATCGTCTATGGCTATGGGTGATATATATAATAAATACAAAAGCGAAGATGGGTTTTTATATATTCATTATTCTGGAGAAAGTACATTCGGATAAAATAAAATATTTAGTTTATTTATATGTCGTGCGGAACTTATTGTTATCATAATCGATGGGTAGCCCAACCAGGGCGATTGTTGAAATTAACCAAAGTACAAAACCAACCAGGTCCAACTAGAGACTATGGTTCTAGCGGAGCGCTGAGTAATTCTATTAGACGCCGTGTTATGAGACCCAACAAACAGGTTAGTAAAGGTTTTACAAAAAGCAATCTTGAACAAACAGACGGATACGGTCCTCTTTTTGGAACAGCAAAAGCACCGGGTATATTTGATAATTGTTCACCAACAGGAAAAGGAATTACAGGAAAAAACTATTATCGTTCCAATGGTGGAACAAGTAGCGATGTTACTTACTGGAAGAAAATCGCAGTTGGTCCCAGACAATTATTTACCAATTCTAGTAAGGGGTCGTGTAGTTTAGATCAGTGTAAAAAAGCGACTGTTGCGACACGAACAGTCATGAACAATGCGTGTGATAAGGTGGGAACAGGAATATGTGTTTTAGGAGGAAAAAAATGGTTACACGTCAGACGCGGGCTCAAATAATTTCTATCTTAATAGTATAATGAATAAATATGCTGCTGAATTTTTAGGAACTTTGTTTTTTCTGTATGTAATTATGGCAACAGGTAAAGCCATACCAATTGGTTTAGCATTAATGGCGGCTATTTTGGTCCTCGGTAAATATTCAGGTGGAAACTTCAATCCAGCCGTCTCTGTAATGATGGTTGCTGCGGGTAAGTTACCAGCTGGAGATCTATTACCATATGTTGTAGCACAAATTGCGGGTGGCCTCGTTGCTTTGGAACTTTACAAACGAGTTAAATTTTAAATTAAATATATATAATTTTCTAAATTAATTATATATGCCTAGAAAATATTCCAGATCAAAATCGCGTTCTAGATCTCGCAGTAGAAAAAAGAGAGGTGGTAACATAATGGCCGCCGTTGCTGGCTTACAAGATGCAGCAAAAAAAAGAGGAGATGACGTCACATCAAAACTTAAACAAGGTGTTAATAAAGTAAAAAAAGACGCTGAGCAGATGGCTGTGGATAATATCAACAAGATGTCGCAGGCAGTTGCACCCAATACATTACAGTCTACTCAACCTCATGTAAATAGGACAATTAATCAAGCTATGCCCGTTGCTAGACAAAACCTGAACGAAATTGAAGCACATACTTTAAGAAAATTATCAGCTTCACCAGAAAAAGACAAAGTTAAGAACCATTTCAAAGATGCCCATAAAAACTTAAATAATATGAAGAACCCATTAATAACTAATACCGGGAAATTGGCCAAAGAAACCATGCCTAGTAATTTTCATCCAGCACCAGCAGCGGGAGGCGGAAGAAGACGTAGTCGTAGAAGAAGACGTAGTCGCAGAAAAACTCGCACCAGAAAATACAATAGAAAACGCACCAGAAAATACAATAGAACCAGACGAAGAAAGAGACGACGACGTTAATTAATTTATTAAAAATAATTATTTCAATAAATTAATTCTTTTTATATGTCAATTTAAAAATTAAGTATAACATGAGTAAACCAACACTAGTTCTAAATAAATTAGGTATTAATCCTTTTTTAAGTTTTATTTTTTTTTCTGATTTAACGCCATTTATAACTTTATTAGCATTTAAAAATCCTTCCAGTGTTGGTTTGCTTCCGGAAAACCATACCGATGGCATGGCTCTAATTTCAGAGTTTGCTATAAATGCCGACCCTTTTGAAGATTTATTATTCACATCAATCGTTTCCATTGTTATTCTAGTACACGGAGGCGATGAACCTTGCATAAACGCACCAAACAAAGGCAATGGGTTTAAATCTTCAACATCTTCTAATATACCAGGAAGCATACCCTTAAACATAGACATGTCTACTCCAAGTCCTTCAGAAATAAATTTAATTTCTCCAGTTGGAACATTATTTACGTATACATTTCTCACTACTTGTTTACCACCCTTGGTTGTACACTTGCCACCAGTAGGTAAAAAAAATTTATTTCCTAAAGGTTTTCCGGTTTTAGATGCATTCCCACCACCTTCAACCAACAACTTCACATAATTTATTATACCACCTACATTTGTACCTAGTTGCGTCATGGTGCCTGTATCGTTCATGGACATATCGCCAGGGGATTTAATACCCGTATAATATTTATAATTCGGACCCAGATATTCTTGTTGTAAATTATCTACATCCGTCGCGGCTTTTTTGAAAAACGACTCCATATATATTAGTATAACAATAAAATAGTTTCAGTTATATATATATATATATATATTATCAATGAGTGAAACAAAAATACAAATTTATGATGAAAATTCACTAGCCGAATGCCGCATATGCTTGGAAAATGGGGAAGCGGCGTTAATAACACCCTGCAATTGCCGAGGGTCACAAAAATATGTCCATTTGGAATGTTTAAATAAATGGAGAGTTGAAAATATAAATAATGAAAAATACACCAATTGTGAAATTTGTAAGAGAAAATATAATATACGGCGTTTCTTTAAATCTGAAATATTTTTATATGATGACAAACCTCATATCAAATTCAAATCACTGATTTATTTTTTTATATTGTATTTTTTAGCTGGAGTGATATGGACAATGGATTTTGAAACCAATTTTAAAACAATCGATATAATTACATTTGGTGCACAAAACCACACATTGGATTTTGTTATTTATGATATCCAAAATGTTCAACTGGGGGGAATTGCTACGTTCTATTACGTGGCATTCGCTTCTTATTTTTGTTCCATGATACATGCCCTTATTCATTTTAATTTAGCATTGTGTGTTATTAATCGCAAGAAAACTTATTTTAAAAAAATGACTCCTTATTTGCTTTTATATATTTTGGGTTGTTCAAATATCCATATATCTTATTTATTATATACTATTTTAAATAGTAGAACCATATTTGTAGCAGCGTTATTAATTTTTACCATCAATAATTATTTGAATATTTATTATTTTATGAATAAACATAATCTAATAATAAAAAAAATGAATAATGATATTAATTCACAGATAGTATTATCATTAGATGAGAGAGAAAGAGTTCAAAATAATGAAATTATTTGCAATTTTGATGAAATCCAGTCAAACGAATTATAACATTATTTAGTATTAAGCCGCTTTATCCATTTCTTTTTCTTTCGCGATAGCCGCTTTTTGTGCGTTAGCAGCTATTTGTTTGATGGACAATTCATTATTTTGAACCATAGAAGTATTTTTGGATATTAAAGGATTAAATGTCTTTAATTTTGCGGATAAAGCTTTCATTTTTGTTTCAATGTCTTTTTTAAAATCGCGAACGCTTTGTTGTTGTTGCTTAATCTTCCCTGCGTTTTTATAAACTTGGCTATTTGTATTTTTTTCAGCTTGCGTGCACCCTTGATCGGCTCCTTCTATCAAAGTGGGTTTAAAAACATGCATTGAAATAATAATTATAAAAAATACTATAAGAAAACAAATGAATGATATCATACTTATAATATAATATCATTTTTTTTTTGCTAATTATGTGAATTACTCAATCTGGTGCTATTTCAGCCTTTACTTGATTTTTACTTTTGGTGTTTTTCGCAATACCCCGGGTATTTTTTTGTATTTGTGATTCACTGGAGGTTACTGATTTAGAAACTTTCGCCATCAAATCCGTGAGTTCTTTTTTTGTATTAGCTATAAGTTTAGTTGTATAATTGGACGACTCACTATTTTCACTGTTAGCTATTGCCGCACAAGCACTTTTACTATTTCCCGATTCTGAACAAAATCCTTCTAAACTTTGTTTTATATTTATACATAAATATCGAATTATAAGAAATGAAAAAATAAAAATTAATACATTGATAAATAACTTCATATATATATATATATATTTCTGTTATTTTTTCTTTTCATAATATAAATGCGATCATTCAAATACAAAAATATGAGAACAACAAAGCAATCAGAAAATGGAAAAACCGTTCCCACTACATTTAATGCTAGTAGTAAAGAATCTGTTTACATTAATAAAAATCCTAAATTTACCATGACGTGTAAATCACGAGCAAATGGCGGTGGTAAAGGATGTACTGATGCTGGTTGCGGTAAACAATGTTGTTTGCTTCCTTTTTTAATTACCGATATAACGAAACATATATACGAGAACAGTGGGTTTGATAAAGCTTTTGTTAAAGGTGCAACTGTTAAAAATGGTTCTGCTGGAGGAGAGATTATAGGACAAGTTACTGATATTGTTTTCCCTTACGCATGCTGTCAAGACCCTTCTGGTGTTACAGAATGCAGTGGTAATACATGGCCTTTAACAGTTCAGGTTATAACTACAGCCGCCAGTGGAAGCTGTGCTAATTCCAAATATACTGGAGGAAACATTACTATAAATGGTACAGACATAACTGGTGGTGGTTTAGAAACAACTCTTGAAGGTTATGAAGTTATAGGACAAAGTAAAAAAGGGGCTCCTTACAGAAACCCAATACTCGGATATAGAAAATTTTTGGCGTCTGATTTATCGTGTTGTTTAGTAGAAAATTCATCAGGGGTTGCTACTCGAAAAAGTGCTGCTACTAATAATATTTACAAAGATATGCATGCTAAATATACTGGAAAAAAGAATTTTCTTAAGTTAGGCATTCAGGAAGGTTCGTGG